CCTGCAGAGAACCATAGCCGGTTACTGGAACGACCCTGTCTGGATAACCGTGGGAAACATAACCTGGCTAGCGTTCTGGGCACTAATGTCCGGTGTAGTATTTGCCGAGCTGCTTGCGAAGATAAGGAGATGAGAGCATGGGACTCAGGATCATGGTAGTCTTGTTCATTGCTGTAATCTTGATACTCAACGGAATAAGCGGGGGACTGATATTTGACACCATTTTACCCAATTTTATGTCAGGCGTGTATATATATTAACGTACACCCCCCGTTGTCCCATACCCCTCCCCCTTTAAGTGTTATACTATAACATAACACTCATAGTTGATAAGCATACGGTCTAACTATCGCACCTAATTGATAAGTATACTTAGCGTTTACACCAGAGGTATACCTGACAGTTTTAGTAGGGTTTACACGGGTAGGGCAGGAAAAGTTTACAAGACAAAGGCTGAAGCTGAGAAACAAGGAAAAGCTATCAAGGCCTCTATGAATAAAAGGAAGAAGTAATGGCTTTACAATACGATACATCTTTTCCAGTTTCTGGAGTTGATGTTCACATTTATGATAACCTAGATAGTGCAGACAGTTCTCCTACAACTATTACACCGGGTGGTACTCAGCCAGCTATTGGCTCTATTCAAGGCTTTGGTACATGGGGTGGTGCTACCCTTAAACTACAAGGTTCTAATGATGGAACTAATTGGGTAGACCTGAACGATGTTACTGGTACAGCTATCGGTCTGACGGCAGATGGTGCAGCGGAGTTTAGTACTGCTATGGTCTATATTCGTCCTCTAGCTACAGGTGGTTCTGGGGACGATATCGACGTGTATATTGCTCTTCGGGGTTAAATATGCCAGCCGGTGTTAATAACCTGAACACAGTCAGGAAGGTTATCCTTCGACGTAGGTATTTTTCTACTGCCGGATTACTTTATGACGAAGAAGTAGATAACCTATTGCTAGAAACCAACGATGACCTATTACAGGAAGATGGTACCAGTGTTATCTTTCTTCAAGGATTTAAAAAATAATGGCAGACTCAACACTAACAAATTTAACAGCTACCACAACACTTGCATCAGGTGATTTACTCTATGTAGTAGACGGCGGTAACAGCCGTAAGATTGATTGGGATGATGTAGTCTCTAACATTGTTGAGAGTGGTACTGAAACCATTACTCTAAGTGCTCCTTCAAAAACCATTCCCGGCAGTCCTGCCGAGGTTGTCCCGTTTGATACGGCATATGACAGCGACGGCGGTGCATGGCGGCATCGTGTGGCGCGTACCTCGTGGATGCAGGGAGACCTCGCTACCGGCGATTACCTTGGCGTTTATGCCAATGCCGCAGCGGCCTACTCGGCAGATGGTGCAGGCTCGACCAACTGGTACTGGAACAGCACCACCAACACACTGGAACAGCTAGACGGTGACGGGACAAACGACACCACTATCTACCGTGGGTCAACGCAGAAGTTTCCTGCTCGTGGGTTCATTGTGGTGTATTCTACAGATGTCGTTATATGTGAAGAAGACGGCACCCCTTGGATTGTGTTTCCAGAAGATTTAGGGTCTTTTGTGTATCCATCCGTTACTGGTCCAGTGGCTTACCGCAATGGGCAGTTTTGGGTCGGGTCGACTGGTGGTCTAGGAATGGTCGATCTTGTTGCCGACACGGGTGTCATGCGGTTCAATACCGTACATGCATACAATATTCGGCAAGTGGCGGATTATGCTGTTGACCCGGCTACAATTTCAACTGAGTCGTTCTTGTCGTATTTTTCCGAGAATCAGCTAGTTGACCGCGATGTTAACTACATAGCTATAACCGTCCTTCCCGATGCACCTATCGACCCAGCAACCGGCCTGCCCAAGCCCACGATTGCCGTTGCGACTGATGGTGGTCTGTCGGTTTTTACGCATGATGGTGATGTGTATGACAGTTCCAGCACTGCTGCTGCTGATTGGGTGATCTGCACAGATCAAGGAGTCTGGTGGGCTGCTACCAGCGGCGCTGATTTGTTCTTCGCTACTTGGGCAGACGTAGATGCCGGTGACGGCTTTGGTGACCAACTGGCTGACACTACAGCGGCGGCGCAGGAGTTTGACCTTCTCGTGACTGCTACGAGTGGCGTGTCGGCAAAATCGAATGTGGCAATGGGTGGAACGGCTGGGCTCATGCTCCATGTGCCCAACTATGCCGACCAGACTGAGGGCATGTCAGTACTAATCACTAAGGACTACAATACCTGCTGGATGCATGGTGAGTGTGAGCTTGCACTCTGTGATGGTCTGACAGACCGCAGTGTGACCGGAACCACAGTGACGGACAATGGGGCCGCAACAACAGCGGCGGTAGAAACAGGTGCAGACCTTATCGCCATCACGGCATCTGGGGGAACAATCACTGCACCTGTTACGACTGGTGGTGCCATTTATGGTTGGGAAAAAGTCTCCGGTGTTTGGTATTTCCGTCGTAATGCGGATTGGGACGGGGTGTCTGAAAGCACCGGCACTCTGACAATCGCAGATGGTACCACGTTTGCCGGTCTCCGTTATACAAACGGCGACGGCCCCTCGACAGAGCAGTACGACTATGCCGAAAGCATGGAAAAACATCTGTTCCGAGAGAATGCGGACTGCACGCTTTACGGCGCATCCGATGCGGTTCTCGACGTGTCTTACGACCCGGTTCGAGACGAACACAGTGTAGTGACTAGCGGCGGTCGATCCAGCTTCTCAGGTCTGCGTCGGGTGTCTGAGGATGCAAGTGTAACAACAAGCTATCATCAACTTGGCGATCTGGCATACGAGGAATAACAAATGGCTGGAACAACGACACGAAATTCTTTAGATATTGCAGAAGAACTTGCAGAACTAAAAGCTGAAGTACTTGGGCTTAAATCTCAGGCGGTTACGGGTCTAACAATCCACGAATTCACTGGGGATACCTCTGAAACGGACTTTGCATTACCCAAGGGATTTAAACCTGTAGTAGTTTTTGAAAACGGCTCTTTGGTGCGAGAGGGATCAGGCGAGGATTACACTGTTTCCTTTGATGGATTTGTTAGAACAGTTGTGTTTGCTTCTGCTCCGGCGGCTGTAGACGTAACTATTCTGGCAGAAAGGGCATAAGATGGCTTACGAAGAAATTCTTGCAGGAGAAGGTCTGGAAAAAGGAAACCTAGCCTTAACTCCAATACAATTTCGTAAACGCATACATCGTTACGTAGAGCGTAATGGTTGGCTACTATCATATCGTCTAGAAAATCCAGAAGGTTACGAAGCATGGAGGATCGCTAATATCCCGCTACTTACAGCCGCTAAAGAAGCTTTTGCTTTTAACCACAGTCTTAAAGCTTACCAAAATGCTGTTAAAAGACTGGCTAGACCAACTCTTAATACTCCACAAGATGACGCTGAAAGGTCTGCTGCTCAATCAGTAGTAACCAATACCCCTCAAGAGGTTAAGGACTTTGTTGGCTAGTTACCTGCCAGTTTAGTTATAGGCAAAGTAGTGTTATGTCTGTTATCGAAGAGCAGATCGGAAAAATTATTGCCGGTGGTGTTAGTATTACAGTGGCTGGGTTTATCTGGTTAGTGCGAACAGTATTTACTAACAACAAAAAAGTTGATCTACTTCGTCAAGAGCTTGAAACGAAAAGGATTAATGACTTGGAACACTACGGTCAAATACGCAGATCTATCATTAAGGTAGAGAAGCAGAATGAAGTAGCTATTCAAAACCAGCAAAAACTTATTGATATCCTTTTTAGGAATTTCGAAAGACAAGAAAGCAGGTTAAATGGAAAGACCGACAGTAAATAAAGAAGCCCTAGACCTTATTAAAGAATTTGAGGGCCTTAGACTTAAAGCCTATATTGATCCAGTAGGTGTACCCACCATTGGTTACGGTCTTACTACGGGAGCTATTCCGGGTGTAGAAGTCCGCATGGGTATGACTATCACAGAAGAGAAGGCAGAGGAGTACCTTACTACCGTAGTAGAGAGGTTTGCTGACCAAATCTGGCGTCACTTCAAGCGTCAACCAAGTGAGAATGAGTTTGGAGCTATGGTATCTCTAGCCTATAACATTGGGGTAGGTGCTTTCTCTAGTTCTACAGCACTACGTAGGTTCAACCAAGGTGACACTGAGGGTGCTGCAGAAGCCATGAAGTGGTGGAATAAAGGCACTGTCAATGGACGTAAAGTAGTTCTTCGTGGTCTTACTCGACGCAGGGCAGCAGAAGTAAAACTATTTCTTAAGGATGATGTAATTCCTGCTGATATTGAACGAGTAGTTCAGGTAGAAGAAGCAGAGCCTGTAGAAGAACGCATGGCTGTTGTAGTAGACGACGCAGATAAGACTACAGTAAAGTCTACAACTAACTGGGCGGCTGTTGGTCAAGCAGCTTCCGCTGTAGGCGTTCCGGGTGTACTAAGTGCTGTAGGTGACATGGACTGGAAAATCGCTGTACCCCTTATGGTCGCAGGTGTCGGTTTGGCTGTTTATATTATCCGGGAACGTAATCGTAAAGCCAAGATGGCTAGAGAAGCTAAGGGTAAAGCTTAATGATTCTTGATTGGGTACTAAGTAATCTTGATATTGTTGTTGGCCTAGTTGCTGGTGCCTTCGGTTTGTTCTATGTTAATAGAAGTACCAAACAAAAGCAAGAAAATAAACAGCTACACCAGCGTCTGGAAGATATCGAAACGAAAAATGAAGTCAAAAATGAAGTTAAGGAACGTAATCCTTCCGACAATCGTAAGCGCCTTTCTGATTGGGTGCGCAGGTAACGCAGTGGTTAACTCCTACTGTGATCTCGCTTTTCCTATTAGACCAAATTCAGAAGACATTGGCGTTATTAGCGATCAATTGGTGGAACAAATTCTAACTCATAACGAGATTGGCGCTAAAGTCTGTGGATGGAGACCATGAAACGTAAGAACCTTACAGAAAAACAACAGAAATTCCTAGATGTCTTGTTTGAAGAGGCTGAGGGAGACCCAACAAAAGCTAAAAAACTAGCAGGTTACTCCCCAAATGTACCTACTCGCGAGATTACTGAAGCTCTTTCTGATGAAATCTATGAACTGACGAAGAAGTATATCGCTACCAGTGCTACTAAAGCGGCCTATAACATGGGTAAGATTGCAAGAGATCCGGTTGGTATTGGTATCAAGGACCAATTTCTTGCTTCTAAAGACATTCTAGATCGTGCTGGGTTCAAAGAAGCTAACAAAGTAGAGGTTTCTAGCACTAGTCCTCTATTCATCCTGCCTGAAAAAGACAATGGCTAGGTACAAGAACTACTATATAGACCTAGCTACTAAATGGAAAGAGAACGCACAGGGGTTACCATTGCCACCAGATCCTAAAAGAGGGGAAGAATGGATTCCAGTTCCAAATATTTCTAGGCTGGTACCTTGGGGATACAAGAAAGATCCAAATGATCCTGATATTCTTCTACCAATTCCCGAAGAGTTAGAGCTTTTAGAGAAAGCTAAGAAGTATTTACACCACTACAGTTTAAGAAATGTGGCCCATTGGCTTTCAGAGAACAGTGGACGTAAGATAAGTGCGGAGGGATTAAGAAAACGTGTCAAACAAGAGAAGTTCAGAGCAAAAACAAAGGCTTCCCGAGCCTACTATGAGAAACTATACGAGAAAGCCGCGAAAAAAGCCCGACAAATTGACGAAAGAATCGGAGCCAATAGAGATACAGACGAAGACTACGGTGCCCGCAACAGTAAAACCGGCTGAGTATGATGTAGAAGAAGCACAAAACGTAGTTTTCCAGCCAAATCCGGGGCCACAGACAGATTTCCTAGCAGCTTCAGAGCAAGAAGTACTGTATGGTGGTGCCGCTGGAGGTGAATCAAAGACTTGATTTTACCGCCTCCTTTTGCAGAAATGCATCAAAATAAAACTCGTGAATTGCTGGAAACCTGAGAGGGCAATCAGCAGCCAAGCCTCGAAAGAGGAAGGTTCAGAGGCCATCCCGAGAGGGAGTACCGTTTAGGCGGGAAGCGCGAGACCCCTAACAGCACGGCTGAGGGTGAAGATATGGTCCAAAGCAAAACGTTAGACCAGCTTATGCTGAAGTATCAAAGGATAGACCTATGAAGTATCTACTTTACAAAGCCTTATCTCCTAGTGGAAGAACCTATATAGGTGTTACTAACAACTTCAAAAGAAGAATGAAAGAACATCAGACTTCAAAGTGGCCTTTTGGACATGCCCTAAGAAAGTATGGTAAAGAAAACTTTGACTATCAATTTGAGTACTTTGACTCCGTAGAAGAGGCTTTAGAAAGAGAAGCTCAACTAGTTACAGAAGAAGAGTTGAAAACCAAAAAGCTATATAATGCTTGTATTGGCGGTAGACTTTCCAATGTGTTGCTCTATGATAATCCAATGCATAGGGAAGAGGTTGTAAAAAAGCATCCAAATCTCTGGACTACCCAAAACAACCCCATGAATAATCCTGATTCTAAACAAAAAATGGTAGAATCTCAAAAAAGAAAAAGGGTTTTTATAGAGGGTGAGGTATACGAAGGAGTTAGGGAGGCTTCTAGAAAACTCAAAACATACCGGCAGTTTGTAATTCATAGGTTGAAGTCTAAAAACTTTCCAGATTGGTACTATGTCTAACGTTTTGCTTTGGGAAAATCCTATGCTATGCTTGCTGACCCCCTACGTTCGATGAATAACCCCAAAGCAAAGGCTATCCTCTTTCGTAGAACTAACTCAGAGCTTACAGAACTAAAACAAATCTCTATAGACGATTAGTTGACCTGTTGGAGCAACAGCGAACCATAGTACGGCGCTAGGATCGTTATACCCATAATCACAAGCTCTAAATTTTGTCCAATTGTAAGGTACCTCAAAAGGTTCAATGACATGAATTTCTCTGTTCCATTCACTAAAAGCTGCACCTTCAGCTACATCCCAGTCGCCTTCCAACAGTTGTCTACGTTGATGTTCTGGTAGAGACAAAAGGTTTGCCTCATACATACCATCTTCTGCCAGATACGGATTATCTTTGAGTTTTGCAGGAATAAACCTACGTTTAAATAGCGGTTCTCCTGCTCTTGGGTGGCTAGGAGGAGCAATAAGAGTGTTACCTGTCTCTAAGTCCTTAGCCCAAAAGGGTTCCCCCGGTGGGGCTGGGTCTACAAACGTCTTTTTGACCCACTGGGGTCCGATACCCCTGGGGTTAGTCGTAGCTCGCATGTAAAGCGACAGTCCTGAGGTGCTTGTAGTCCGCAATCGTGACCTCATGTAGTCCCAAGGGTACGGGGTA